AATCCTCACACATTTCTGGCGAATCAAATTGATACGGTGTTTCGTTGATGGTTATAAAACCCCCAGCATACACAAACATTATAGTCATTATCCAATACATAATATTATTATATCATAAATTATAAATTAAGTAAAGCTCTTATCTTGCTATTTGAGTAGCAATCGGCAACTAAATGTATTCTATCAACATCACTAGTATTTCTTACAGCATGGGCTTTGGTAACATCAGTATAATAATAATGACCAGTTTCTAAATTATATTCTGTGCCATCTTTATCTTTTGTATTTTCATATAATGTAAAAACAACTTGATCGTTTGTTCTAATTGGCATATGTATTCTGATTATATCACCATCATCAAAACCAATATCTTTGTCTATCTTGTCTGTATGTTTACCAATAACTTTACCTGCTTGTAATCTCATAAATCTAACTCTCTCAAACTCACATGGCAGTTTTTTAAGCATATCTAATATAGGTTTCATTGTTGTAATTACTGATAGTGTAGTCCATTGTAATTTAGTATCTATGTCTACTGAACTCTTTAATACACCAGGTTTTAATATGTCTAAAGGGTGATTACCATATCCGTGTAAAGATACAGCGTCCCAACCACCTTTTGCATATTTTGTTTTTACGTTCTTAAAGTCCATACCATCGAGATTTGCAGCCACACTATGAAGTATTGAAATGTCGTTGTATGGTTCTATTGATAATTCTTTTATTACAGGTCTCATATTTTATACTCAAAATTTTGTGTTGTAGAATTTATATTAATTAACTTAGCACCATTCTTTATATGAAAATGTGTGGCCATAGGTGTTAGTGGTGATAAAGTTACTAATTGAGTTATGTGTGCCTTTTCTTTTATATACTCTAATAACTTACTAATAATTTTTCTACCTGCACCTCTTTTTCTAGACCATACTGTATATGCAACAGCAATTGTTCCAGATTGTTTTGCAGCCTGACTCATGTAATCTAATTCTTTAACTGTAGTCGGAACTTCATTAGTATATGCAACACAAACAATTGCCTCGATATCTTCTTTATATTTTAAACCATAGATTTTTCTATCATTAGATAAACGCCAATGTAAATCTAACTCTGGTCTTACAGGATCCTCTGATACATCTATATCTTTTAATTCAACTAACTCTGTACCTTTGAGCCATTTAAAAAAATTGTCAACTCTGTTTTTAAATATTTTCATTTTTGCCTCTTTCTAAAATATCTTCGCCATATTGCTGACCTCGTCATTGATACTATGGTAAAAATTATTGCGATTTGGAAGTTCTCAAATATACTAGGATGTAAATCAAATAAAGGAAATACTGTAATCTGTATGATGATTGATAAAAAGAAGCCACTACCGACATCTATGACACTTTCTGCAATATCCCTATTAATTTTGATTTTTAGTGGGAATTGCCGTCTCATAGCCGCCCGCTGGGCGGCGTTAAAGAGCTGTCTGATACTATAGTACCCCCTAATATTAGACATTTTTACTCGCAATCGTCTTTCTGAGTCTTTGTTGTTGTGCTTTGATTGTTTGTGTAACTAACTTCTTTTGTGCCTTTTTTGCTCTATCTAGTTTTAGTTTACTTACCAAATCTGTAAATACATATCCATTCATGTGTTCGTTTTCATGTTGAAATATTCTTGCTGACATGCCATGTAGATATTCTTCAACTGTCTCACCATAATCATCTGTGTATTGTACGTTCACCCATTTAGGTCTTGAGATTGATAAGAATAAAAATGGGAATGATAAACAACCTTCTTTCATTAAAATTGTTTCTTCACTTAAATCTTTGATGATTGGGTTATAACAGTTTCTTACTCTGCCATCTTCTATCTCTGGGTGACCACCCATAACAAACATACGAAATGGTAAACCTACTTGATTTGCTGATAAACCTATACCCCCATATTTAACCATACTGTTATACATTTTTTTAGATAATTCTGCTCTATCTTTGATATTAAACTCTTTTAGCATATCATCTGTATATGGTGCTATCTTCATTAATAGTCTAGGGTCAGTAGGTGGTATTAATGGAAATGCATTAGGGTCCTTTTTCTTTAGATGTTCGTGCATATCTTTATGTATCGGTCTTGCCTGACTATCTAAAATTTTAGGTTGTTCTTGTTTGAAACTTTCGTCTTTATCTAGAATAGGAGTTTTACCACTTGTAATATCTTCATAGTATTTAGCTGCCTCTTCTATTTTTTCTGGTGTTAGTTTTTGTGCCATTATTCTGCCATCCTTGTAAAGTTTTTATATTTCTCAAACTTCATAACTCTTGGGAACTTATCTATAAGAGTGTCGCCTTTGTGAGATATAACAAATACGTTTTCTTTTTTCAAAGTATAGTGAAGTATTCGCATGAACTCGTCTGTGCCTGAGCTGTCTAGTGAACTATCAAATATTTCATCTAGTATAAGTAGATTTGTATTTGTAGAATTTTTAAGTTTAGCAATTTCTCGCCATGTGAATAGTATTGCCAAATCTATTCTTAACTTTTCACCCTCACTAAATGAGTGATAGTTAAACTCGTCTCTATGTCTAGATTTTATTGTCTCGTTAAATTCTTCATCTAGACTAAAATTAACAAAGAAATCCATACTTGCT